TTTGTACTTTTTCATGATACTTTTATCCAATCATGTCTACAATTATAGCCACCACGGTCTACAAAACCACGAAATTGTGATTTATCTTTTTGCGGCGGTATTTTTAATTCATCTATTTCTTTTTTCGTTAAAGGTCTACGAAATTTTTCTAAAATTTGTTTACAAACGTCTCTTGTATTACCGTCATTTGGTCCAGTATATATAAATTTTGTTTCTGAAAACTCTTCATATACTTTTGCTTTTACAACATGATCAAAACGTGCAAATGCATCATCAACTAAAAATTTAAACCTACTTGTTGTAATAAATTGCCCAGGACCAAAGTCTACTTTCATTGTACTCAAAATTTCATCAACTGATTCTCTAGCAATCAATGAACGCAGCATTGTATTTTTTAATTGTGTACTATATTGCCTTACGCTGTCTGTTAAATAATCCATATCAAATGATTTCATTTGTTCTAACGCAATAACACTAACTGAAGATACTTGTCCTAATTGTCTTTTTGATAATTCGCTAAATACTAATGCTATTTCATCATCGTATACATTAGAAACTCTACTAATTAAGGTTGAATAACCTAGTGTATTCATTTCATCAAAAAAATCAATCTGGTCGCCTATACGAAGCAATTCAACATCGCTTAATTTGCTTAAACCAACAACTACTTTTTCAAGCTTACCAATCAGCTCTTCTTGAATTTTTGTTAATTCGTCAATATAAAAATCTAATTTAGCCAACACGCTCTCCTATACGGTCAAGTATTGATTTTGTTGCATCTTGTTCTTTAACATTTTGATTTAATTCTTCAATTATACCGTCTAGTTCTTCATCTTGTAAATCAGGGTTTTTCTTACGTAAATAACTCTTACGTGTTTCAAGGTCATTTTTAAACGCCCAGTCATAATACTTAATTTCTTCATCTTGACTCATTGGTACTTCTCGCTCTGCAAAGTCGATACTAAATTGTTCAGTGAGATTAATACCAGCTGATACTTCACATATTCTTTCAGCTATTCTAAATTGTTCTTTTTCAAACGGTCGATATATTTGTTCAACATCACTTCTTAGCGCGTCCATTAAATCTAGTTCAGACATTTTTTTTGACAAGCCTGATTCTTGTCCGTTATCAGTCCAATTAATTCGTACATTGTTGGATTGTGCTATACTATCTACCATATACTTTGTTGATTCAATCATTCCATTAATGTTTGAATTTGGCGTAGCGTAACTAAAGTTTGCTCCTTCTGGTAATACCAATGCTTTGTCTTGTCCCATACTAATACGCTGCTCTGTATCTAAACCTGTAAATACTGGCTGGCCTAATCCGTAACGTCCATGAAGAGCTAGCTCTGTAAGTAAAATATTAATACTGCGCATACCATCTACTAAATCATCGGCACCAGCTCTAAAATAGTCTCTTGTAAATGGGTGTCTATGTGCAACTGCAAATGGAATTATATCGCCGTAAGGATTCTTATCATCAGGAACAATTGATGTTATCTTACCACGACTTGAAATTATAAAATGTTTTCCTTCCATATCTTCAGTATCTTTTGACCAAAACATATATTGAGCATCTTCTGTTCTTGCTTGCAATTGTGATTCTACTTGCCACATTACGGCAAATGGTTCGTCTTCATTTGGTTTAAAGAACGGTGTAAAGAAGTGTATAGGTCTATATTTTAATTTCTGTTCTTTTTCGTCCCAACGTGTATATAATCCTTCAGAGCCCAATAAATACACCAACTGTTCGAATTGTTTCATAAACGAATCCAAATTACCAATGACTTCATTGTATTTGTCATTATAACGAATTGGGGCCTGCTGATACACTAAACAACGTCGACTTATAATGTTTCGTACAAGATTAATGTACATAGGTGGTATCTGCGATAGGGACTCTGAGTTAAAATATTCTCTTAAGTCTTCTTGAAGGTTTATGCCTTCATAATAGTCTAATAAACGCTCTCTGGACTCCATTTCTCTATCATGGCCGTCCTTTATAGTGTCCATAAGTAGATTATAAAGCATTTTTTCAGTTAAATTATAAATAATCATGATTCGTACCTTTTTTCATAAAATTCTTCTTGTGTTTCGTTTGTTAAATAGTTTTGCATAAGTTTTTCCGCTTTTGCTTCATTTTGTTGTTGTATTTTATGACCACCATACAACGCAATAAGCATACTTACTAATATGCCAGTTAAAAGACCTAAGATAAAAGTTACCATGGTATTGAATCTCCTCGTCCTTTGAATCCAAAACGGTATTCAATTACATACATTAATGCATCAAGAAAATGCGATAACGTTTCGGTCTTTACAATACGACCTTCATCAACCGTTGTTAGCTCTAGGTCTCTTATTAGGTTCTTACACTTTGGGCTTATGAATAGTTCATGTTCGCCTTTAGCATTTTCAAATTTTTTATTCAATGCATTTAAACGGTCTTTTTGGGTGGGGTTTGCTTTACGACTTATAACACTAAACCCAGCTTCTCGCAGAATTGCATGGTCCGATTTTGTACTATTGCTAGTTCGGGCTTTTCCTGCTGGGTCTGGATAGACTGGAAGATTAGGTCCTTTAAGTTTCATTAGTTTAGCAAGTTCGAATGTATTGCTATTTTGTAGGCCTATCTCATCAAATACAAATATTGTGCCATCAATTAGTTGACACATTTTAACTGCCGTCATAAAGCTTGATACCCCGAAATCAACTCCCCAAAATTGCCTCGTTGAAATATCCATATTTTTTGCATGTATATCTCGATTGAAATTGTAAGCGGCTTTGTTCTGCGCGCTTTCAAAGTTTGCTTCGTATTCTTGTCTAAATGTTCTTGCATCTAAATTCTTTTTGGCGTTCTCGATTTCTTCTGCATCAATGAATCCGCCTTCTAATGTTGTAAACTGCCAGCTCTTTAATTGGTCATTTGTTGATTGACCTTTTACGAACATATCATAGAAGTGATTTTGCAAACCGTTTGGCGTTCCTACAAATAATGCTTCTGCTTTGTTCTGTACGCACATTGGTTGGATTACTTCGCTCCATACTGATTCTTTCATAAACGCATATTCGTCTAATACTACTCTATCCAAACTTACTCCTCGAATCTTATCGGCTGACGCATCAGCTCCTTTTAGTTCTATCGTGGCTCCATTATCCAATGTAATGCTTAACTCTGTTTCGTTGACCTTTACCGGCATGTGTTTAAAGAATCCTTTTAAAGTACTCCATGCAACCATCTTAGCTTGTCTATACGTTGGGAATACTACCCAGCGCTTTTCGTTTGGTTTAAATTCTGGTCTTAACAACCATATTAAACTAAATATTGTCTTGCCCCAACGTCGTCCCGAAACAATGCACTTCAGCCTGTGCTCATCGTCTAAAATCTTTTGGCGTATTTCATCTATCACTAATTCCATAATGCATTAACCCTTAAAGGTCTATATGGGCTCCATATTTGGTCCTTAAAGGCATCAATTGAACTAATCGCTCTTATCTACCTTAGAAGCTATCTGTAAGACCTGTATTGGCTCATTGCTTTCAGCCTTCAAAGATACGGCCTGATTAGGTCTACCAAGTATTCGGTCCGCAAGGAAATTGACCGCTGTCATATTTCCATCTAATGCTTCATCGTATACTTTGGCCACAACCGCTTCAAGCATTGTCTTTTTATCGTTGCCTTCTAGGTTTGCCAGGGTCCTAATGTGTTCGTTCAAAGCAAAGTCTTTTTTAGGTCTTCCGTTCGGATTCCCAGACTGTCCTTTCTTCCATTGATACTTCTTCAAATGTTTCTTATCGTCCATCGCTGTTTGCTTATTGTTTATCAGTTTCGAAATAAATCGAAAGCCATCTAAATAAATAGGGCGGAAAGTCTACAAATAATGAATAAATAAGTGTAAAGTAAGCTTTACATTTCGATCAAAATTTGAAATAAGGGTTAGGAATTTGAGATGAACCATATTTGGTCTAGAATTGGTCTAAATGTTTTTTTTGTTAAACTATGTACAGTTTGCATATTTATGCCTATCTTAATACGTTAAGTTAATTAAAATAAGTTAGGAGATTAAAAATGAAATTAAAAAACCTTACACAAATACTATTAGAAAATGGTATTAATGCTGAATATGTTGTGACTGACCACGGCGCACCTAAGAATCCTGGGAACCCTGGAAATATAGTTAAGTCAATAGAAATTGATTCAGACCAAAAAGTTAAGTTCTTTAACTTTATCGATAAACACAATGACGATTGGAAGATGACTTCAAAAGATAACGTTCGTTATATGGAAGAAGTTCGTTGTAGTACAACTGATAGATATCCAAACTCAAATTGTGAAACCCACTTTATGCCAAAAGATGTTTATGGTATTACTATCTATAAACTATCAGGCAAATCTAATGCTTGGTCTTCTGATGATGCCGAATTAAATGAATTATGCTTTGGCATCAGTATGAATATTGATAACAACAGAAACTATCATCTGCGCTTTGATGTGTGTTTAGGAGGGTTAAAATAATGAATAAAAAGCAATTAATGATTCTGGCGGTAGTTTATCTATCGCCAATCGTTTTAATGGCGTTTAATGATGCTTATGTACTTCTGACAGCGCCGCTACTATATGAAAGGCTTGCTAGGTTCTTAGCAATGTTTTACATGTGTCTTGCTATGTTAATTGGTCCTTTAATGGACCTACTGAAGGGAGTTAAATAATGAATAAAATAAAAATATTAGTATTGAATTTTTGCATAATTGTTTTTGGAATTGGCGTTATTGTTATTCCATTTTTTATGCAATTCAATCCAGAGGTCAAAGTTCTTTTAAATCTTTTTACAATGTGCGTTTTAGGTCTATTTACAATTTTAGGCTTTTACAAAATTGAAATTGATTTTGAAGAAATAGTTAAGGAGGTTAAATAATGACTAATAAAGATATTAAAACTATAAACCGATTAATGGAGATTGTAGCTGCTCAACGTGAAATGCTTGACTTCTACCGTAGATATTACAGAGACCTATATGACTTTGTAGAGCATCTAACTATTGGAGCTGAGCATTTACCTATTAACATCTATGAAGAAGCCCTAGAGGACCAGAATTTTGACATCTGGGCGCAGTTAGGTCATATTGATAGTTTAGAAAAAAGCAATAAAGACCTTATCAAGTTTCCTATGCTTGTTCATAAACCATTCTTTAAGGAGGACAATAATGAAATTTAGAAATATTGAATGTTTTATAGATGATAATCCCACAAATGATAAATGGGGTTATTTATCGGAATTCATTACAAAAACAGAGTTTGAAGCTTCAAGCTTTACTTTGGAGGAAATTGCTAATCTATGGGAAGAAATGTATGGCGAAAACATTTTCTGTGACTACTCAGGGTTTTCAATGCATTTAGTAAATAAAATTATATCAAAACGAAAGGAACAAAACAATGGTTAAAACTACAAATACAAAAGCGCATGATTTGGTTGGCCAATGCGCTCCGTTTAAAGGTCATAATACATTTGGCGAATTTACTAAGCCTAATATATATGTGGTCTATTCTTACGGTTATCACTGGCCGATGTATATCTATAGTTATATCAACCATAAATGGTATAGAAACATAAGCAAATATAGTTCGACTACATCAAAACAAACTACAATCTTAAAACCTCATTTTTTAACTAATGATGATTTTATTGATTGCACGCTCGATGAAATGCAAAATGTTATTAATCACAATAAATCCTTTTTCAAGGAGGCGAACAATGTATATTGATTTAAAAGGACCAAATGGCGTTTGTTGTGAATACGATGGAAATTGTTCATGTGATGATAACATTAAAAAGCTTTATCAATGCCCAAATTGTTCTAGGGTCCTTGATTTAGCCCACGATGATTGGTCCGCCATCGTTTGCTTGTATTGTACAGGCAGAGTCAATAAAGATGATTTTTTGGTGCGAATATGGGAACGAAAGGAGGTTTATAATGGCTAGATTATTTGTGGCGCCGTTAATGATAGTATTTAGCTGCGGCTTTTTGTATTTGACTGTATTTATGCCGGCTGATACAATAACGCTCTCATTATTAGCAATTAGTTGCGGTTTATTAGGTCTAGTTAGTATGCGTTAATTGATTCATAGACCTATAAAAAAAAAGCCCGTAAACTAGTCTTTATGGGCTTTTTTTTTGCTTGATATTTGAATAGCTGTGGCGTTTAGTTTATCAATAGCGCGTTTGTAATACGTCTTAACACTACTAAGCGATAAAGACAACGTTAAAGCAATATCTTTGAACTTCGATTTATTAATAATTCGCAATGTGAATACTTTGTATTCTTGGTCCGAAAAGCTATTAGAGGCAATGATTCCGGTTAGTAAAATTATTATCTCGTCGTTAATCTTTTCATTCATTTCAGATATTTCCATTAATAGGTTATAATAGTTCTTATCTGTGTTTTCAATGTCAATATATTTCATAATTGTTCCAATCTAATATTTTTACCGTGATTTTTTAATAATCTATCTATTTTATATTGATAATTTGTTTTATATTTTTCACGATAATAAATTTTGTCAATATTTATGCTCAATAATATTTTCAAGCATTCAAAGCAAGGGCTAGTCGTTGTGTATACATCACAACCTTCTAAAGCTATTCCACGACGCGCTGCGGATACAACAGCATTTACTTCAGCGTGGATTGTTTCTTTACAGCCACGTTTACAGGTTAATTCGTTGCAATGTTCATGGCCTGGAATAGAGCCATTATATCCCGTTGCTAATATTTGTTTATCTTTTACTAACACGCAACCAACTTTACGGCTGTTGCAAGTACTTCGTTCTTTAACTTTATCTGCAATTTCAATAAAATAATATTTAATATTTTTTCGCAATATTTTCAACCATTTTAAAGTGGCGTTCATAAACATGCATACTCGTTGCGAAATGTCTATATTCTCCAACCTCAATTTTTAATATATTTGCTATTTGTTTTTGTAAAGAATTAAACCAAGGCACATCATAACTAAACCCGTAAATTAAATCGTTACTTCTCATAAATACTATTGTATCTAATTTATTATTATTTACTATAAATTGTTGTGCTAAAGTACAAACAAAGTCTTTATTATTTTCATACTTATGCATAGGCTGATTATAATTAATAATTGCTTGACGAGAATTTATATCATTTTGTAGTCGCTGCACGCACCATTCAAACTGACTAAATCCATTATATTTATCTATTAATGCCAATTTTCCGTAATTACTATTTACTGTATTATTTTGATCAACCAGCTTTTTCCAAAAACTAGAATATTCACTAATAAATTCAATGCTAGGGTCGCCTTTTAAATACCATGACATTTCAGCTTCTAAATATTTATTATTTAATTTACGTTCTGGTACTGTAATAATAGTATCATGATGACCATCGAATTGTAGTAAACAATTTTGTATTTCTTTTGTTTTTAATCCACGTGGCGAAACATCATTACCATTTAAATATAATTCTTTACATATTTTAATAAATGCTTCGTTAATATTTTTTTCTTTAATTATTTTCATTCGAATAATACCTGTTGTTTTATTTCTCTATTTCTGTAAATTCTTCCACGACCTTTACCATTACTTAAATTAATATATTTTCTATATTCGCACATACAATCTTCTAATGTGCGATAAGTAAATTTATATTTTTCTTTTTTATGTACTGAACCCTGCATACTCTCTGGAATCCAATAAAAATCATCAATATTAAGTAAGGCTTCTTTTACTTCTTCAACTAGTGTATCAATAACTTTTTTTATATAATCTTCATTCATATAATTACCGTAAACAGTTTTAAAACCATTAATACTTCCGGGACCTACATGTAAAAAATCACTTTCATGAAAATGTAAATGTTCTGAATATGTTAAAGAAGTAAACATTTCATAAGAACGAAATGGTCCGCAACCAAAAGCATTTTTAATCATATCAAATGCAATATGACCATTTTTATTATAAGTAGCTAGTGAAATTAAATCGTCGCGCAAGTCTTTAGCCTTAGCTAATACCCTATTGCGATGTTTTATTAATAATTTGGCACGATTTGAGCCTTTAGGAGCTTGAAATAATATTGCATCTGATACAAACTGTTTACCTTCTTGTTTACATTGCTGCCAATAATCATATAAATCATCATATTCAATACCATTTAATAATAATTCAGTTGTTTCCCAATTAATAGAATGTCTTGCAATTCCAATTAATAATATTTGCTCATATAAATCTTTATCTTGCATTCGTTTTATTTCTTCTTTTGAAAAATAATCTAATTCACGCCATATATTTGTAAATTTATAACGTTCTAATATTGGGTCATCAGTATATTGAAATGTATTATTAATATATTTTTGCTCCCAAAGTTTGTTTCTTTTTACAATATAAGAAATAAAATCTGTAAAAGCTTTATTCATTTTCATCGATGTATTTTTGTAAACCGCCTATATATGCTACTGCATCTAATAAATTGTCTTTTTTATGTGCATAACCTTCACGTGCCATTTTTAAAGATATTAATATTTTATAAACGTCTTCAGCTGTTATTTTTTTACCGCAAAATATTGAAGCGACTTTTGCTGTACGTTCCATACTTTCCTCAAAAGGTCCGTATTGACGTTCTTTTTCTTGCTTACGTTCGTATACTATTTCTTGCGCTTCTTGTAATATTGATTTTTTATCCTGTGCTGCCAAAACCTTTATCTCCTCTCTCATCGTATCTTTTTAATTTCCAAGGTGCCTCTGATTTTATTTCTTTTAATTTATGATATTTTTGATCTAATAATACAAATTGTAAGATCTTTTGTCCAGCCTTTAATTGAACATCTTTATCACCAACATTAATTAAATTTAAATGTATTTCGCCTTTATAATTTTCATCTATTACACACGCACCAACTTGCAAACTATATTTACTAGCAATACCGCTTTTATTAAAACCTATTAAACATGTATTTGTTGGTAAACTTACCTTAATACCAGAAGGTATATTAACAGATTCACCTGGTTTAATAGTCCATATTTTATGCCAATCATTAGGTATAAAAAAATCATACCCCGCATTTAAACCAGATCTTTCAGGTGATTTAACATCTTTTGTTTTATAAAATAATATCATTGCTCTCTCCTAATAAATGTCATAAAGTTGACATATTGTACTTCTGTTATAACCTCTTCAGCTTTAATTGGTGTTTCTCTGATATTATGTTCGGCTAATTCAAGTTTTGCAAATTCATTCATTGGAAATATACGAAATAAAACTTCTGGAAATGTTGTCCATATAACAATAAAAAACGGTAATTCCGCTCTTTCGCTTAATTTTTCCAATGCCTGTATTGGACCTTTTGAAAAGTTTTTATCCCAATTGTCATGTTTATATTCTATAATAGCTCTTGGTTCATTTGGATATTTATATTCTACAAATAAACAATCAACATCTGTTGCCGGCAAGTCCCAACCCCACGCAAAATGAATATTATTTATTGTAGCATCTTTCTTATAAATTTCTTTAATTTTTTTTGTCATTTTTATAAGTTCCTTCACCTCTCGGTCTTGTTAAATCCAAAACATTAAATTGTTCAATCCAAGTTGCTTCTCTATTATATCTTACTGGTGTTCCTTGAAATATCCACCATGCTCTACCATGTATTTTATACCAATCTTTTTCAAACGCTGCGCGCTCTTCACTATAAGCTAATAAAGGTTTAACTTTTTTCATTCTCTCTTCCAATGTACCAGCATATTTACCCCATTGATCGTATGTCGGGTGTAACGATTTTTTATTTTTATTTTGCCAAGCTTTTTCTCTACTATTTAATTTCATCTCTTTTACTCCTTATTGATGTTCCACCAGGAAAAAACATAAATTCATAACCAAGGTCATCAAGTTTTTTAATTAGTTTTTTAATTAAAGAATGTATTTTTAAAGCGTGTGTTGATTTATCCATTTTTTACTTTCATATTTTTTACAACCTGCCAAACTTCATCAATTTGCGCCGGTGTAAATAGTTTATGTAGTGATTTAAATATAAATTTAAATTTTGTTTTATTCGTCATATCTTAACCTAAATAGTTCTGGAAATTCTTTATCTAAACCTTTCCGTGTTAATCTTTCAATTATTCTATTATGTGGTCTTACAGACGGTCTTAATTGACCATATTGAAATATAATCCACTTACTTAAAAACCATTGATCATCATCAGTTTGAAACATACCTAATTTATTTATAATTGTTTCAGGTATTTGTTTATTAAAACCATTACAATATAATTGTACTTGCAGCTCATCATATTCCCAAAAACCATCATAAGTACATGTTGTAGTAATATAAAAGAATAATACTTTTTCTTCTGCACTCAATGATCTAAAAAACTTTTTAGTAAATAAATCAGCGTCAATAAAACGTTTAATCATGCTTTTTCCTTTAAATCATGTATTTTTAATATATGTTGAAATACTTTCCAACCCCAGTTTAATTTTTTTAATGGTATTTGATGTTGTTCAAATCCTTTGCCTTCTTTATCAATTCTTAAAATTAAACCTGATGTAATTTTATTGCCTGTTTGTAGTTCATATAATTTTCTATATGCGCCCAATTGTATAATCATTTCAGGATATATAGCTTTACTTGTTTTCAAATCTCCAATTACAAGTTTATTTTTTAATTTTAATATTAAATCACATGTACCACCTGTCTTATATTTATCACTAATTAATTTAATTTCACTTTCAACATATTCAGGTTTTAATTGACTATCCCAATCACGAAAAGCATCATAAGCTACAATAGCTTTTTTAATTTGATTTTCAGAATAATCAGAAGTATCAACTTTTTCTTTTTTAATATATGATTCACAATATTTATGAGCAAGTGTACCAATTTCAGCAGCCTCATCTCTTACTTTATTAGAATCTTTACCTTTTAACCCTTGAATCCTTGACCACGCTATCAACATTTGTTTATTCCAGCCTAAATGTTGACCAATCAACGTAGTCACGGATTTCACTTGAACGCCCTCAGACGTAAAATATTTTGTATGTGTATTAGTTTTAGCCATGATGTCTTAATTCCTCCAACTCTTCTTTCATTATTATATTTGATTTTTTTAATTCTTCTATTTCTACCAATATATTTAACCAATCCTTAAATTCTAATGTTGAATAAAATATTGAATTCATTTTAAAAACATTAACAGGTATTTTACCGCCAGGCAAATCATCATATATTTGCTCCCACCATTTTGGTATCATTAATTTCTTTTGATCTTTTACTTCAAAATGATAATTGAAAGCAGGTGAATCAGGATTAATGTCAATTATATCACCTTTTATTGACATACCGCCAGATTGCGGTGTTCGTCTTACATTTGTATCTAAATATTTATTTATTAACTTAGCAACCTCGCGTTCTGCGCGTTTGCCTTTTTGTTGTGAATTTATTGGCATATTTTTCCTTATAAGTAAGCCGCGGGGAAGGGAGGTCAATTAGTGTTAAGTTAAGAGATATAAATTCCCCGCAGCGAGTTTAATTAAAACGGTAAGTCATCTTCGTCCATTTGAACTGGTTGTGATTCCTTTATATTAACAAATTTTGGTTCACTTGTAAATGTTTCTTTTACAATTTTTTGTTCAGGTTTTTTTACAGGTGTAACCTCAATATTTTCACAGGCTTCAACCATTCTCATAACACGAAGAAATTCATTAGCAAATTCATCAGTTGACCATGAGCAATTACCAACATTTGGATCAGTATATAATTTAAATGTATTATTAAATACCATTCCAAAACGTGCACCGTTATTAACTAATAAAGATTTTTCAACAACTTTATTGCTAACAACCTTATCAACTTTTTGTTCTGCTTGTTGATTTGCTACATAATTTGTAAATTCATTCTGTGTTTTTTCAACAGGTTCAACTTTCCAATAATTTCGTTGCTGCCCGTCTTTTTCAAATACTTCAAATGATAACATGAAAGCATCTTCAAAATTAAGATCATTTAATTTTCTTGCTAGCGCTTGAGAAGCCTCTAATTCAAAGTTTTGCCCACCTTTATCAACAATATATTTAAAAACAGTAAAACTTTTTCTTTGGCCATTTGCATCAGTGTATTCTTTATTAACAGAACCATTATTTTTTTTCAAAATTAATTTTATCTGACCACCGATATTATCTTTTAACTCTTTTAAATTAATAAACATATTAATCTCCTATTTAATGTGTTCAGCGGAAGTTGGATTTGGTATTAACCTTATTTCTTCTTTAGGTTTATTTCTCATATCTTCCATTAAACTATTTTTTTTATCTTCTGCATTTTTACGTATTTCACGTAAGTCATGCCTTAACTTATTTTCACTATCATTGTCAATTCTATTTCTTTCCATTACCTCAATCAACAATTCTAATTCTTCAAAACTAAATTTAATTGTACAATCCATTATATCCTCTCATTAGCTTTTTTTAATATTTCCCAAATTACTATTATTAAAATAATTGCTGTTACCCACTCTATAAAAGTCATTATATACTCCTTCGCATAGTTCGCATTCGTCAACTGATATTGACGGTAGATCTCCTAATAATGAATTACCACATTTACAAATTACTTCAGGCGACCAAAGTTTTTTAGATATGTCTTCTTTACTTTTTTGTACACTTTTAAGATAACTCATGTAATAAGATACACATAAATATCAATCTTGTAAACCTTTTTTTATTTTTTTTTGTTTTAATTGATTTTATTCTTATTATTTAAATTCTTATTCTGATTTAAATTTTATTTATAATTGTTTTTTTTCTTTTTATTTAACTGTATAGATAGGGTATATAAAGGGCTTTATACACATATTTGATACATTAATTATTTGATAAAAAAGAAGGGCTCAAAAAGAGCCCACTCTTTTATTGCACTTGTTGTCTGAGGGTAAGTTGCGTACTCCAACGATTGTCTGCAACTTCAGTGAAAGTCATTGGGCGTGCTAATCGTACCCAATGATAATTTGTGGAATCGTAATAAAGGAATTTTTTTGATTCACCAAGCAATGCATCTTGCATAGTGATTAAATTATTTTTAAATGTATTTGATATATTTTGAAATGATATAGTAAATACCTCTTGTCCTGGATTTACATTAATTGCATATTCAACACCACCTAATGATGTGTTTATTTCATTATTATAATTAATTGAAGATTGTACATTTATATCTGGTTCTACTTCAAAGTTTAGTTTTTTACCAATAAGGATTTCTGATACATTAGCAATAGTTCCTGTAAATTGTGCATACCATTCATTATCTGTTGTTTCAGTGAATGTATCTACTTGCCATCCTGCAGAAGTTGCTGTTGGTATTTCACCTAAATCAGTTATGCTATCACTTGATCCTTTTAATATTCTTATAACAGGACTACTTCCTGTTGATGCCCCTGTAAAATAAACTGCTGCTACATCTGCTGTCCCATCTCCACCTAAAGCATATTTAATAG